ACCGCCATGTTCCCCAACTTCCTGGTCGCCTCTGTGCTGAAGAACAACGTCTATGCTGATGCCCTGGGCTTCGTGTTCAACACCAGCGTGGAACAGTTCTTCAAGTCCCTCCGGGACAACGTGGGCGGCTTCATCTTCGCCGAGGAGATGAACAAGCAGCGCACCCTGGCGGGCTATCCCTATCGCACCACCAACCTGATCGACACCGTGGAGGGCAAGACCAAGATTGCCTTTGGCAACTGGAACGACCTCATCATCGGCGAGCAGGGAGCCCTGGAGATCGAGACCAGCCGCGAGGGTAGCTGGACTGACGAGGCCGGCAACCTTGTCTCTGCTTTTGAGCAGGATCAGACGCTTATCCGGGCTATCGACAACGTGGACGTGGGCCTCCGCCATGACGAGAGCTTCGTGGTGGCCACTGGCGTCGCTGTCCCTGTCTAATCTGAGAAGGAGGAAACGAGACTATGAAGCGCAATCTGTTTCAGAACATCACCGCGATCCCCTACACCTCCGGCGACGCCATCGACCGGAGCGGGTTCCTCTCCGCTGTCATCGGTGCCAACGTTGCTTCCGGCGCGGAGGTGACCGTGAAGGTCGAACACAGCGACGATGGCGAGACTTTCGCGCCCGTCACTGACGAGCGGGTGTTCCCCGATACCCAGACCAAGGACGGGGTGCTCACCTTCAAGAACGAGCCCATCGAGGCCGAGGACGAGGAGGGCACCGTGGACGCCGGCGGCGTGGTCAACATTGAGGTTGACCTTGTCGGCCTGAAGAACATCGTGAAGTTCACCGTGACCGGTGCCGAGGGCGCTCTGGCCGTGGTGCTGGGGGATGCCGTCTCCCAGCCTGTGTAAGGAGGGCCGGACTATGCCGAGGTTCTATAGCGACATCGTGAAACCGTCCGCCAACAAGGCGGCGATTCCTGGGCATGAGAAGAAGGGCGGCGGAAAGCCCGCTGCCCCTCCTGCTCCGCCCAAGGGAAGCGAGGGTAAGGACGAGGGCGGCGAGAAGTAATCGCCGCCCTTCTTCAACAGGAGGTCTGTATGCTTGCAGCAAACGCACTGACAACGCTCGAACGCATGAAGCTGATGCTCGGGCTGACAAATAAGGATGCCTCTTTGGAGAAACTGAAGCTGATGCTTGGCCTGCCTGCGGATAGCGAAGTGCCGCAGGAACAGCTGGAGCAGATGCTCGGGCTGGCAGGGGCCGAGGATGAGCAGACTGACCTCATCGTAGAGATGCTGATCAACCGGGCATCGTCCTGGATCGAGACTATGACGGGGCGGCATCTGGGCAAGCAGTCCTACCGGCAGTGGTATGACGCTGATGGGGCGCAGGAGCTGGTGCTGATCGAGTACCCCATCATCAGCATTGAGAGTATCAAGGAGAACGGCGTGTTGGTAGCCCCCAGCCGCTACGACTTCGGGCAGACCGGGCATATCGGTGTTGTGTACCGGGACGATGGCTGGCTGAAAGCTGGCTGGCGGCG